GAACCCACTACTTTTGATGGAAAACTTAAGGTTGCAGCCTCTACGGCTAAAGTTTTAGTAGATGGAGGGGCAGAAATCCCTGTTTCATCCCAAGAAAAGCAGGAAGCTGCTGATTTATTTAAACAATTTACTGATCCTGAAGGTAAAAACACCTTAAACTCATCAGTTAATAAAGCATTAAGTACTCCAGCTACAGTTCAGCATCTATTTATGATGTTATCGGACTATGATCATCAAGTTGTAGAAGAAGCCGTCCAGTTGAGACGGTTTGTTACAAACAAACTTATAGAAGATGCAGGGTTATCAGATCCTCGTCATAGATTAAAAGCATTAGAGCTACTAGGAAAGATTTCCGATGTAGGTTTATTCTCAGAAAAAACAGAAATTACAGTTAAGAATTTAAGCCAAGAAGATTTACAAGCTCAAATTAAAAATAAACTATTTAAAATTCTTGGTAAGACTGCAGCTATTGATACATCCTTTGAGATTATTGATGCTGTTAATGTAACAGAAACAAAAGATTAGTATGCCTATTGAAATAGAAGGCATCACAGATGCTGATTTAGATACGGCTCTAGCTAATATCGCAGTATTACCAAAGAATGAACAGATACAACTTTTAATGGAGTTGGATCAATTAGAAAAAACGCAAACACTTGAAAAAAGACAAGGTACTTTTTTAGAATTTATACAACATGTGTATCCAGGGTATAAGGTAGGTAATCATCATCGTAGACTTGCGAAAATATTTGAAGACATTGCCAACGGCGACAAGAAAAGAGTTATTGTTAATATTGCGCCGCGACACGGGAAGTCTGAGCTTATATCATATCTTGCACCTGCTTGGTTTTTGGGAAAGTATCCTGATAAAAAGATTATTATGGCGTCTCATACTGCTGATCTTGCTGTTAATTTTGGTAGGCGAGTGCGTAATTTGGTTGGTAGTGATGCTTATAAAGACGTATTTCCTAACGTAGAGTTACAAGCAGATAGTAAGTCTGCATCTCGTTGGGGTACAAATCATAACGGAGAATATTTTGCTATTGGTGTTGGTGGTGCCCTCGCTGGTCGCGGGGCTGATTTGTTTATCATTGATGATCCACACTCCGAGCAAGACGCCAAGCTGGGACGACCGGATGTTTTTCTGCCTGCTTGGGAGTGGTTTCAGTCTGGTCCAATTCAACGTCTTATGCCGGGCGGTGCGATTATTGTGGTAATGACTAGATGGTCTAAGTTAGATTTGACAGGCCAAATAGTTAACCAAATGATAAAGCAAGACGGAGTAGATGATTGGGAAGTCGTTGAATTTCCAGCAATTATTGAGAACAAAGCTGGCGAAGAAGAAAGTTTATGGCCTGAGTTCTGGCCACTAGATGAATTAAAAGCCAAGAAGGCAGCACTAGATGTACGATACTGGAATGCTCAATACTTACAGAACCCAGTCTCAGAAGAAGGTGCACTAATAAAACGTGAATGGTGGAAGATATGGGAGGACGAAGTGCCACCAAGTTGTGAGTTTACGATCATGTCTCTTGATGCTGCACAAGAAGCTAATAATAGAGCGGATTATAATTCGTTAACTACGTGGGGTGTCTTTTTTAACGAAGAGACCAATAATTATAATATAATACTACTAAATGCTATCAAGGAAAGACTAGAGTTCCCTGAGTTAAAAGAAAAAGTGTTAGAAGAGTACAAGGAATGGGAACCAGACGCTTTCATAGTAGAAAAGAAATCTAACGGAGCCGCTCTCTATCAGGAGATGAGGAGGATGGGTATTCCGGTAGGAGAATTTACGCCTGGAAAAGGTCAAGATAAGATTAGCCGCGTTAACTCCGTGGCAGATCTCTTCAGATCTGGTATAGTGTGGGCTCCCGATAAAAGGTGGGCACACGAATTGATTGAGGAATGTAATGACTTCCCGTCAGGTGCAAACGATGACCAAGTGGATAGTACCACTATGGCTCTCATGAGATTTAGACAAGGTGGGTTCATACGATTACCGAATGATGAACCTGAAGATATACCAGGATATAGAAGTTCAAGAAATAGGTTGTACTTAGTTTAAGGATAAATTATGGCGATAGATAAAAGTATAGGTCAAGCACCTCAAGGCATAGAAGAATTAGCGATGGCTCAGCCTGCTATGAGCATAGAGATTGAGAATCCAGATTCTGTGACATTAGATGATGGCAGTATGGAGATCACAATTGTTCCAGGCAAAGAATCTAAAGAAGATGAAGAGTTTAATGCTAACTTAGCAGAAGATATGGATGAAGGACAATTAACAGAATTGTCTGGTGATCTAATAGGTGAATTTACAACCGATATTGAGTCTAGAAAAGATTGGTTAAATACTTATGTTGAAGGCTTAGAATTATTAGGTCTTAAAGTAGAAGATAGAACAGAACCATGGCCAGGTGCATGTAACGTGTATCATCCACTCATGACTGAAGCGTTAGTTAAGTTCCAAGCAGAAACAATGATGGAAACTTTCCCAGCTGCAGGTCCAGTTAAAACACAAATCATAGGTAAACAAACGCCAGAAAAAGTAGATGCAGCGCTTCGTGTTAAAGAAGATATGAACTATCAGTTAACAGAGAAGATGCCAGAATATAGACCTGAGCATGAAAGAATGTTATGGGGACTAGGCTTAGCTGGTAACGCGTTCAAGAAAGTTTACTTTGATCCCTCGCTTGATCGTCAAGTATCGATGTATGTTACAGCTGAAGATATTGTTGTGCCTTACGGTGCGTCAAACTTAGAAACAGCTGAACGTGTAACACATGTGATGCGTAAGACAAAAAATGAGATTCGTAAGTTACAAGTAGCAGGGTTCTACCGTGATGTAGATTTAGGTGATCCATCACATGTAGCTGATGAAGCTGAAAAGAAAATTGCAGAGAAGATGGGGTTCAACTCATCAGAAGATGATCGCTATAAGATTTTAGAAATGCATGTTAATTTGGATCTTGAAAATGGAGATTCAGAAGATGGCATAGCTCTACCATATGTTGTAACTATTGAACAAGGTACAGGTACAGTATTAGCAGTAAGACGTAACTGGCAGCCTGATGATAAACAAAAATTAAAACGTCAACACTTTGTACATTACGGTTACATTCCAGGTTTTGGGTTCTACTGCTTCGGTTTAATCCACTTGATTGGAGCGTTTGCTAAGTCAGGCACAATGATCTTAAGACAGCTCGTTGATGCAGGAACATTGAGCAACCTACCAGGGGGGATGAAGTCCCGTGGTCTACGTATCAAAGGTGATGACACCCCCATAGCTCCAGGTGAATGGAGAGATGTAGATGTACCATCAGGTGCGATACGCGATAACATCTTACCATTACCATATAAAGAGCCATCACAAGTTCTTAATCAGTTAATGAATCAGATTGTTGATGAAGGAAGACGTTTTGCATCAGCTGCAGATATGAAAGTATCTGATATGAGTGCAAACTCACCAGTTGGTACAACATTAGCCATACTAGAACGTACATTAAAAGTTATGTCAGCAGTTCAAGCGCGTATCTACTATGCGATGAAACAAGAGTTTAAATTATTAGCTGGCATCATCAGAGATTACACTCCTGAAGAATATACTTATGATCCAGATGTAGGTGATCGTCGTGCTAAACAATCAGATTATGATAATGTAGATGTTATACCTGTAAGTGATCCCAATGCCGCTACAATGTCTCAAAAAGTTGTACAGTATCAAGCGGTTATGCAGATGGCTCAAGCAAATCCACAAATTTATGACTTACCAGAACTTAATAAACAAATGCTTGAAGTATTAGGTGTTAAGAATATTGGTAAATTAATTCCTACAGCAGATGATCAAAAACCAAAAGATCCTGTATCAGAAAACATGGCGATTCTAAATGGTAAACCTGTTAAAGCGTTTATCTATCAAGATCATGAAGCACATATTAAAGTTCATATGAGTGCTATGCAAGATCCTAAGATTGCTCAGTTAATTGGTCAGAATCCTATGGCTCAACAATTACAAGCAGCGGCGATGGCTCATATTAATGAACACGTAGCGTTTGCATATAGACAACAAATTGAAAAACAATTAGGTGCGTCATTACCTTCACCTGATGAAGAACTTCCAGAAACAGTTGAAGTTGAGTTATCTAA